CACGCGTGTGGTTGGAAACAACTTACGCTCGTGGATGGAAAGAGAGGTGATTTCGCACATCTTTTCGATCCAGGAGTACCTGGAGAGAAGTCCTGACAACTCAGCACTATTGAGACCACCTATATCGAGAGATCGAGCAAGGTAGTCAACATTAGGCAAAAGGAGATGCCAGTTTGACTCACCTAAAAACAATAATAGGGGAGCCAAAAGGGGATACTCGTGCTTAAGGGTAGTGATATCGTCCAGGTCGGACGATGGCTCAAGGGAAAGCCCTTGAGTCCACTCAGGGTAATCGTATAACATACGATTTACCCTCCGCGTTCTGTGTTGGTAATGGCGGACACGAATGTCCTTTTCCTCTATCAACCTTAGCCACAGTTCCTCAGTATCTTTTATGCGTTCAGCATAAGAGAGACCTAAAGGGTTCCAACCCAAGCCGAAAGGCTCAGGTATCCAGCCTAAAACTTCAGCGATAAAACGTTGACGGGGGCGTAACAGCCCTAATGAGCGAGGACCTAGAGCACGGCATATATCGAGGAAATTGTTGTCGGAACAACGACCTTTCCACTTATAGGTTGCAATAACCTTATCTGGATATATGAGTCGTCCGGCAAACTCGGCTAAGACGGATGATATGATCGTCTTCGATGAAGAGATCGGAACGCCACTCAATAACATGAATTCCACATACGCTTTAGCTAGCACTGGGTCAAAGATAACCACATCGTCTCCTAGGAGAACGTATCTGGCAATCAAACCCAATTTGCGAGCAAGACCGCGGATTATGGAGTGGTGTAACAAGGAAAAGGCAGGGAAACTTGGACCAAATCCAAGTTGTTGCCCTACAGTCATGCGCAATTTGACCGGAGGAGGCGTCCTTCTGGACGCATACGACGGTCGCATGAGGTAGGGTATCAGGTCAGTGTCTTTAAATTTCTTCTTGCCTACCGAATATCGGACAGGCAGCCTATCCCTAACTTCCCACTCAGAGGAAGTGACATCTCTGAAAAAGTTAATCCATTCACGCGAAAGGCCCAATTTTTCAAAAAGAGAAATTTGGAACTGGCGTGGCAGATTATCAGAGCACTTCTGAAGATCGTAGCAGTGTGCAGTATATCCCTGCCGCAAAAACTCTTGAACGCGACCAACGGCCGCGTCTTGATCAAATGTGGCATCTTGTGGGATATGCTTTAACTCATTCATCAGGAATCTTTGCAGAGGTAAAGCTGCAACTTGTATGAGTTCATTTGTAACGAATACATGCCGAAGCTTGTACCCGCTATCCTGAATGAAAGCAACATTGCCAGACGTCAAATCAGAGGGATTAGAAGAAAACCCACGGCCCAGTAGGGCATTCCTGCCTTTGTTAAGGGCAATAGGAAGTGGGTAAGCGTGACCATCCCGATTCAATGTTTCGTGCCAAGTCTCTTCCAAGGGAACTAATCCCCTTAGCATACCAAGGGCTGAGTCGAGTAATGCGCGATGCGCATAGTAAAAACTCGGCGAATACGACAGTATCGAGAATGCTCTAGGAAAGACCTCCTCTTTCGGTACCAACCCTTCGTCAGGTATTGGCGATCGCTTGAAAGGCTTGATAGGAACATCGAGCACCGAAGGCGCAAGAAATTCTGGTACCTCCCCATGGAATTCCATGGGGATGATCGGCAAAAGGTCGTTGTAAGCCTTAACAGCATCCTGAGAAACAGGATCGCGATGGACAGCTTCCTCAAAACCCTTTAACTGTTTAGGAGTCACTTTGGGTTCATTGCCCTTAGGATCATAAACGAGGGATGAGTATATCATCATCGCGTTCAACGCAGTAAACGGCCGCTTAATCGAGATCTTCCAGAGGGCCCCAAAAGGGCCGACTGGGGTTACTTTATCCTTTCTTCTTTCAATCCAGACTGAAGTAGAGGGTGGAAGTCCCCCCATGAATCGTATGAGTTCAACCTTAAGCTCTTTAATGTGCTGACAGGTCCACTCATCTTTAGATTCACGTCTCCAATCTTCAAACTGCGTAACTAGCTGCTTAGCTAGCGTCCCCGGTATACCAAGGGACCGCATACGGCGGACTAAGTCTTGGCTGGTTAGGGTATTACCCACAGCTGAGCTCCTTTCGGATTAGGCGCCAAGCGCCGCCCATCACTGAACGACGGATTGATCGGCCGAGAG